ATTAGAAAAGATTTGTATGTCCAGTAAATCTTCAATAACTTCTCTTCTATGTGATGCTGTAAGTTGCATAAAAGGAACAAATGTACTACTCCCTAATATAACCACTTGTGTAAATGATTTGTAGTTGAGTTTAAGAACAGATTGTTCTAGATATTTTTGATAGTCTCTACTAGCAGCGTCTTGATCTAACAATGCACCGTTACGATATATCTCAAAAATAGCGGGTTTCATACCACGCACTACTTTATAACTAACTGTTCCTACTGAAAATTCTATCTCTACTACACAATCTTTATCATTAATTGAATTGACTAAAAGACCTTTACTAACTTTACGAAAGGGTCTATTAAATAATCCATAAGTTAAAGCATCAAGCATTGTAGATTTGCCCGTGCCATTACCTCCTATCACTAGAGTTGACCTAGTGTCGCATAAATTAAATTCTGTAAATTGATTGCCTGTAGATAATAAATTCTTCCAACGAAGTTTTTCAAATACAATCATAAAATTAAATCAGGAGGAGGGGTAACGAGATCGTTAGGAGTAATTATACAATACATATAACCGTGATTGACACAGTTTGCCTTAATTTGCTCTTCTTCTAATTCTAGAATTTGCAAAGGACGTTGATAATCTAATGCCTCTAACTGTCCATAATAGCGTATAGCGTCATCTTTGTCAACAAAAATTTGCACAACCTTTTCATCTTTCTCATCATCTGTGACAGCGTAGACTCCTCCAGTTGCTTTATCAGTTAGGACGTACATTAAACGTTGAGTGCTTCTAGGTAAAGTGACTTAACTATTTTAACAATATTTTTCTTATCTATGTGATCCTCTAGTTCATTAACATAGTTCTCTAAGATAGTCATTGTGTCTTCTAGTTTGATAGACTCATCTACCTCTACTGCTTCAAGAGTAAGATCTTCAATAATTTTTAAATCTGCTACACCTATGTCTTGTAAATGTTTTACGTAGCGATCAAATAATTTTTGGTTATCTTTTTGTTGAACTACAAGTTTTACATAACTTCCTACCAGTTCCTTATGGTCTGGTAATGTTTCATAATCATTATTAGTATCATCATAAAATATTTTTTCAAATATATTAAAAGGATTTTGAATGAATGTTAATCTTAAGTCATCAGTATTTAGGGTGTGGAACCCTCTTCTCTGACCGTAATCATTCCAGTAAAGTTGGTACGGATTACCGAGATACATTATGTTATCTTGTCTTGATCTGTGATGGAAGTGACCTGTGCAAGTTAATTTAAACTTAGAAAACCTCTCAGGATCTTCACCGTGTTCCATACGAATTCCAGGAAGTGCTTCAAACCCTGATAATTCTAGATGTCCCATACAAGCAGTAGCATCTGTATCTTCTATTGCTTGGTAAATATCATTTTTATTATCGTCACAAATCCAAGGAAGCATTAGAAATTTTCTATTATCTAATACTACTTCTGTTGGTTTGTTTATGATTTCTAAGTTATCATATTCTTTAAGTAGATGGTCACAAGCATTTACTCTCAGAGTATTCTTAAAGTATATGTCGTGATTACCAATCAACATATACATCTTGATACCTCTATCCTGTAAAGGTTTAAACCACATTTCTCTAGTTGCATCTAATGAAAGATAGTTTATACTCTTACGTTTATCAAACGTATCTCCTAAACAAAATACAGTATCTATATTATTCCTATCAATATAAGGAAATACTATTTGTTCATAGAACTGTTTAAATTTGCCCAAGAATATTGGGTTGTCATTTCTAGCACCAAAATGCTGATCAGTTATTAAAAGAATTTTCATTTTGATTTTTTTATATCATTGTGTAATCTTTTAGTTGCATATTCTTTCATATACTCTTCTCTACCATCTTTGGTAAAG